CACCAATCCAGCCACACTCGTGTGCTGCGTCAAAGACGCTGCGTCCTCGTGTCTCAGTTCGTCTGCATCTGCGTTCGGTCTGCCCTCGCTTCATGCGCGAGAGGCATGGTGAATGCTGCCCCAGCCTGCCCCCGCATCATGCCTTTCATGAGCGGGTGTGAGTCATCACACTTGCCATTGCATAGGGGCTGAGAGCACCGTCTGCTCTGGTATCCCCTCTCATGTCGGCTCATCCCGCCATGCTGGTTCTACTCCGTCTGCATGGCATGTCGCAACATGACTGCCTAAACGCTCTCACTGTGTAGTTAGAGCGTTCCGCCTACCATGTCTGCCGATTCCCTGCAATCTGGCAGGAACCTGAACGCCTGGCAAATCCGCCACGCAAAAAGCGCGTGTCGGATTGAACCTGCAAGCAGGTGCCAAGCGCCCAGAACCCCGCCCTCATGCTGTCCATCGCCACACAAGGTGGCGAAACAACTACACAGCGAAAGCAGGCAATCATGTCACAACATGGCATTTCATTTGACGGCGCAGAACTAGCGCATGTCGAGACTCGCACCGCCAAGAGCGGGAACACCTACGCAAACGGTATCCTTATCCTACGCGATGAGAACGGCAAGTATGAAGCCTCACTCCGTTTCCGCTCATTCAACGCAGTAGATGCGTTGTCTGGTCTGGAGCAGCAGTACTTCACCAAGCACTCTCCTAGCGCAGAAGCATCGGGTGGCGACCTTCACTTCGATGCAGGCGAAAGCACTGAGACACGCGAACGCACAGTCGCTAAAGCGACTGCACGCCCACGAGTCAATGTGGCTGGCTGGTTTAAGACCAGTAAGGTAGGCGAGAAATGGGATACAGTCTTCATGCTAGAGTCTGTATCTATTTAATAGATAGACTAAAACCCCCTAGAAATAGGGGGTTTTTTTCTGTCTATCCGTAGGTATATGGCTGAGGTCAGGGATACCGTAGCCTCAGCGGATAACTACAAGTCCATCAATTTATTATAGTTAGGAAACTAAAATGAACAATGAACACTGGCAAGTAATAGCAAAAATGTATCAATGTCCTGAATGTGGTTGGGTAACAGAGTGTTATCCAAACTGTCCTATAAAAAACAAAGGAGAATAAAATGACTGAACAATCTAATGGTATAAGTATAACCAACCAATGCTATGACTGTATGCAATTAGATACCATGTGCGTAGACTGTCAAGACTTGGCTGACGCTAGGTCTGCACAGATAGCGCACGATTTGGTAGATGAAGGAAACCTGCAATACAAACGTCAATGGATGCTGGTAACTGAGCCAAGCGGACATGACTGGACTGACCGTGATGATGAGTTCAAGATGCCGATAGTTATGCTGCAAGATGGTGGTGTATTAGATACCACATGGGAGTTAGATGATTACATGCAATCCCAGCGTGAGACTAAGTGTCCTTGGTGTAACTTGCTTACACCCAAGGCGTTCAATGACTGTCAAGATTGTGACAAGCCATTGGAAATGAATGTAAGATAATAACAAAACAGGTAGCCCTGTTGCCTTACGGCAGGGCTACCTGTCAAAAACTATAAACAATAAACGAAACTAAACAAGGAGAAACAAATGGAAAACGCAGTAACACTTACAGGTAAGTTAAAGAATGTACGTACACATACAGGCAGTAAAGGAACTATGATTACTGCTTGGTTTGACCAGCGTGAAGTATCTGCTTTCAGTAATGGAGAAGCAGACCGCCAGGTGTATGTATGTGGTATCAATGTAGTAGCATTGGATGACAGTACAGTAGGAGAAATCCTAGGAGTTGCACGTGCAGGCTCAGAGCAATCAGACTTAGTTACCTTAAAGGGTCGCTTGGTTACACGCTTTGACCGCCGCCAAGATGTGTCAGAATCACAACGCCGTGCACCTCAACTACAGTTAGAAGTATTTGAAGTAACAACAACTAACTAATAGTAGAAACAGGTGGCTGTTCTAGCGTGACAGCCACCTGTATTCTATTCTTTTATTGTCAGACAACTACGATTCAAGGAGAGCAACATGTATTTAGATACAGCAATGATTGTTGGTATAACTATAGCGTTAGGTGTTAGCCTAGTGATGCTGTTTATACTGACGTATGCCAATGTAAAACTGATAGAAGAAAATAGATATCTACGCCGTAGACTAATAGCATGGCGCAAGTCATGCCAGAACCATGTGGAGGTACCATTCTAATGAGCAATACAATTACAACTGATGTTTTATTCGCAGCAGACCATTTCATTATGGTAACTACTATCGAGACAACCTTTAGCCCAGACCAGCGTGATGTAGAGACCGCTGCATGGGAGCGGTTGGCTGATGAGTATGGAGTGGACTGGGTTAACATGACCAAGCCATTCATTAAGCAAGTATCTATTGAAGTAGTGCCAGGCACTAGCGCAGATGAGGTGAATAAGTAATGGGGCTAGACATGTATCTGTATGAGAAGCAAGTACATGAGGTTGCATACTGGCGTAAGGCTAATGCAATTCATGGTTGGATTATCAACTACACTAACTCAGTGGATGATTGCACGCCTATCAGTCTAACCAAGCGTGACCTGATTGAACTGCGTGAGACATGCATTAAAGTATTAGATGCACACACAGAAGAAGTAGCACTAGACCTATTGCCACCAGCAGAAGGGTTCTTCTTTGGTAGCAATGGTATAGATGAATGGTACTGGGATAACGTGCAAGACACACTTAACAAACTAAACAGGGCAATAGATGAGTCGGTAGACGATGCCATGTTTGAGTATCAGGCTAGTTGGTAAGCCATGAATGATGACGCACGTTGCAGTCAATGCGGTACAGCATGTGACGTATGCAACATGGAAGAAGAAGATGAATGAGTGTGCTTTACGGACCACCATTTTGTGAAGTATGCGAACAGTTTAACTTTACATGTGATGACTGTGGGTTATGTAAAGAATGTAAAGAAGTTACTAATGATTGTGAAGGATGTAATGATGAGTGACTTAAACCCTGAATACTTAGAAGTAGTAAGCACCCTTAAGTATGTACGCCTACTCAAAGGTTATACCATCATAAGAAGCAGTATGTATGGAGACCCAATACATGTAACACGAAGGAGAAACTATGAGTTACGAACCACCGCTTGATGACCCTGTTGCAACAGGTGAATCAGATGAGTGCGAAGATTGCGGTTGCTTTATCTATGAATGTGTATGCAATGAGCCTGACCGTATGTACGGAGACGAAGACTAGGAGATAGTCATGAACGAAGTAAGAAAGTGGTTGGCTGTTGGTAGTACTATGATGTTGACCTTTACTACAATGCTAGGTCTGCCTTATAAGTATTACTCACAACATGTTAACGACCTATGTTATAACGAACAAAGACTACCTAAAGTATGGACACCATACGCAGCCAAGTTGTATGCCGTTTCATACATGAAGATGTGGTTCCCTGAGTGGAACCGCAGTGAACATAAAGCACTGATGAAACTATGGGGTAAAGAGTCAGCATGGAAACATGATGCGGATAACCCTGAGTCAACAGCCTATGGCATAGCACAAGTCTTAGGCACTAAGCCTGGAACCCCAGCCCCGCAACAAGTTGCGCGGGGGCTGGAGTACATAGTCCATAGGTATGACAAACCATCAGCAGCATGGGCACATTGGAGGAAACATGGCTGGTACTAGACAGTGGCAAATAAACATAGCGTTCTTTGTGGAAGCAGACAATGATGATGATGCTTTACACAAAGTAACATCAACACTAGAGTATGGTAATCCAGACGTAGTGTGGATATGGCAATCAAGTAAGGGACTATCAAACAAGGGAGATGCAAGTGAATAAAGAAAAGATAAGAGAAAGAGTATATGCCATCAAAGAAGTAACAGTGGCAGATGACAAAGGTCAGTTCGAACTAGGTCACAGTGAACAACGTCATGCTGCTGAAACAGTAGAGTTGTTCATTAAAAACTTTGACCTCTTTAAGACTGATGAAGAACTAATAACAGAAACAACAGCAGCAGTACTACTAGCATTGCGTGACATCCAAGTACGTGACTATGCTATGGGTCTACTAGTACCAGAAGATACAGATAAAACTATTCCTATTCTTCAATGGCTACATGATGCAGCAACAAGTGACACTGTTGCAGCACCAGCCACACTGCTAGCACTTACATACTATCAGAAGTCAGATGTTGATAAAGCATTTGAACTATTAAACATTGGCAAGGGACAAGGTTATTCACTGGCTAACCTGCTTGGACGAGTGTTCGGTTCAGGTTGGCCAGTTGCTGCCTTCCATGCTATGCAAATGGAACTACATCCTAAAGTAACAGCAGGAATCTTTGGAGAAACACATGACAGTAGCAAGTAAACACCGCTCAGCATGGGTGCGTGGAGGTACAGCAGTAACTGCTAACTCCGCATCAGATGCTGCTACACAAGCAGGACTTAACTGGACTGTGCGTACAGCACCACTTATGGCAGAGGTTGCACCTGTAAATATTACAATGGAAGGTGTAGACCAAGCCGTATACCAAGAAGTACCACGTAAGCAGGCTATCCTGCGTGAGGATAACAACTCAGTCATTGGTATTGTTGGTACTAAGTACAAGGTAGTACAAAACATGGAAGTCTTTAACGCATTAGATACACTTGTAGATGCAGGTGATGCACGCTATGCAGCAGCAGGTGAGTTCAATGGTGGTGCTAACATTTGGATGGTACTAGAGTTACCACGTGGTGTGTCAGTAGCCAATGACCCACACGCTGCGTTCTTATTGGTTAAAACATCACATGATGGCTCATCATCTGTTGTTATCAAGCCAATCATTGAACGTTTGTTCTGTGCTAATCAAGTCAACGGTTTGATTAGTAATAAGAATGGCAACAGACAACGCAAGTACAATGAATACACATACCGTATGTCACACACTACCAACCAAGAGTTATCTATTGCGGACATCCGCAACATTACTAACCTTACATATCAGGCTATAGATGATTATGAGTTGACAGCCAATCGTCTACTTGACATTGACTTTTCACGTGAGCAAGCACTTAACTTCTTTAAGAATGTATGGGCATTACCTTCTACCATTGAAGATAAGCCATACGATTTGCTTACACGTGGTGAGCGCAAGCAACAGACCATTGCTAAAGATGCACGTGCTAAAGCATGGGCTATCTATAGTGAATCAGAAACACAAGAGAACATCAGAGGCACAGCCTTTGGTGCATGGCATGCAGTGGTAGAATTTGCTGACCACTATGCAGGTTTACCTATCGGGTAAATGCGCACGGTTACTGTATAGTTTCGTTCATTTCCTATACAGTTACTGCCTTTTACTGGGTTGTCCCGCCAGTAGCGCACACGGGACACTAAACAATGAGAGGAACACATGAACACAATCCAGATTAACACAGTAGATGGTGTTGTAAACTACACTGAATCAGAAGTAATTCGATTCATTGAGAAAGCAGGAGAAGTAAATGCAATCCAAGCAAGTGCATCAGAAGACCGCGCACAAAGGATTAGTAATACTTATAAAGTCCGTGACTTCTTCAGTGAGTGTGAATGGAGTGATGGTGAAACAACAATCACAAAGTCAGATGTCAATGAGTTACTTGAATCCATTGGTGCAAACAAACTTACAACAAGATACAGTGCTACATACACAATCACTGGTACCTTCAGCGTAGATGCAGAAGATGCAGATGATGCCGAGACTATCTTTACAGACAATGTAACAGTTGACTTCTATGATGGCGACATTGAGGTTGACCAGATTGAAGTAAATGATATGGAAGAAGAAGACTAATGGCAGAGTACGTACCTTACAGACCATACAAAGGTACGGCTGGATGGTCAGGTACTGATACATCCAAGGCTCGTGCTATAGATAATGTTGCATCAGGACAAGAAGCAAACAACCAGGCTAGAGCATTATCATATTTAAAACTAGCAGGTATACATGGTATGACGTGGAAAGAATTAGCCGAAGGTACAGGCTGGCATCACGGCACTGCTAGTGGTGTGTTGTCAGTACTGCACCAGTCAGGTGCTATAGTACGTTCTGTTAAAGCACGTAACAGATGCAAGATATATGTGCATCAAAACTTTAAAGACCAAGTGATACATGAGGTCTATAAGAAACGAGAAAAACTTTGCCCTCACTGTGGCAATGACATCAACGCATAGCCCCTGCTATGCTATGATGAGTGGGTTGGGGTGGCAGGGTTTCGGCTCTCTCCTTGTTCCTGCTCCCCAACCTATTAACAAGGGAGACGTATGTCAGAAGTAGAAGTTCCAAGAGACCGTTACGGTAGACCAATGGTAGTGCCACCAAAAGGTGGCAAGGCTGTGCCGTATACAAGAACAACAACAGTTGCAGGTTCATTAGATGATGGCACTGCACTAGTAGCATGGAAGTTACGCATGGCTGCAGCAGGATTAACGCTGCGACCCGACCTATTGCTAGCAGCATCAGCACATAGAGACAACAAGTTAGAGATGGACAAGTTGGTTGAAGATGCAATGGAAGCAGCAGGTGCTACAACACAAGCCAACATTGGTACTGCTATACATACGCTTACAGAAAAACATGACCGAGGTGAAGACCTTGGAGTTATACCTGATGAGTATGTTGCAGACATACAAGCATATGCAGATGCAACTAAGAAGTTTAAGAATGTATTCATTGAACAGTTCTGTGTACTAGACAAGTACAAAATTGCGGGTACACCTGACCGTGTAGTTGAATATAACGGAGAGTTGTATATCTCTGACCTAAAGACTGGTAGTATTGCCTACCCAAATAAGATTGCCATGCAGTTAGCGGTGTATGCACACGGCTTGCCGTATGACCCCGCTACGGCAACCCGTGGTTCTTGGGGTGGTGTTAACCAAGAGAAAGGAATCATTGTCCACCTACCAGCAGGTAGTGGTAAATGTGAACTGCATTTCGTTGACATCAAACAAGGTTGGAAGGGTATAGAATTAGCAATGAAAGTTCGTACTTTCCGAGATACAAAAAAGTCCTTAGTAACACCTATTCAAGGAGAATAAATGCCCAGCAATGAAGCACCTATCAGCATCAACTTAAAGACAGCAGCAGGTACACAGATTACTTTGCGTGCTGAAACACCTGATGAGTTTACATCACTAACATCTCATGTATTCCAGATTGTAGAAGCAGTCGGAGAAGTAGAGACAGCAGTACGCGGTGGCAATGCAGCAGTACCACCTAACCCAGCAGTAGCATCTATTGCTAATCAATTTGGTGGCACAGTTGTTGACTCATTTGATACACCACCACCAGCAATAAGCGCAGGTTCACGCACTTGTCCTCACGGTACAATGACACGCATCCATGGACTAACAGGTAAGTTTGGTCCATACAAGGGTTACTTCTGCCCTGCTAAACAAGGCGACCCAAGTAAGTGTACTACTCAGTACATCAAGCAGAACCAAGCAGAGTGGAACTCATTCGTACCTGACCAGACCAAGGCATAATGAAAACATTACGCCGTAGTATTGGTAAGCCAGAGGTAGGGGGAGAACCATTACCCCCTCCCTTTCAGGCTTTTCAACGGGAAGGCATTATCCTACGCCGTGCAGAAGTATCAGTAATTGCTGGTACTCCTGGCGCAGGTAAGTCATCTATTGCATTACATATCGCAGCAAGGCTAAAACAACCGACACTATACTTTTCTGCCGATACTAATGCACACACT